CCACAATTAGTTCCTGAACTATAATTAGTATTGTGAATTGTGTTATATGTTTCTATCATTCTTTTTTTTGCTGCTTGGTTTTTTGCTTTTCCTGTTTTTAAATCTTTCCACATATCTAATATCTCATCTATTAATTCTTGTGGTAAATCATCAGGAGTTGCTATCTCAGTTGTTTTTTGCCACTTACCTTGACCGCAACCCATTGGTGCTAATCGTGCTTTTATCTTCATAAAGCAACCACAATCTTTACAACTTCCAGTTGGCTTAAAATAATAAATACAACTTCTGCAAATTGTAATTCTATCTTCATAAACTTCGTTAGGAACAAAAAACTTATTCATTTAACTTGGAAAGATTACTACTAGATTTTCTTCTTTCATTTTTTTTACTTTTATATGTTATAACCTTATCAGGATAGTCAAATCCAAATTGCATTACAAAACTATTTTTCTTTATTGGATCATATATCTTCATTTAATTCTTTTTTAAGTATTGTTCTTACTTTATCTATTGTTGTAAATAAGCTATTTCTACTTATTTTTGTTTTTTTAGCAAGTGAATCTAAAGTGTTACCTTCATAATAGTATAACTTAAATAATTCTCTATCATACCAACTTTCTAATTTATCTAACTCCACATCAATAAGTTCTAACTTGTTTAATGTTTCATTGTGTGCATAATCTATTTCTTCATTTGGAAAGTTTGCCACATTTTTATACCTATAATCATCAGGACAAACATAATCATCACTATTAGTTGAACTGATAGTATAAACAGAGCTGTCAATATGTGTATAATATTTTTCATACTTATAGTAAAAATTACTTCTTGTGCTTGTTAAAGCTCTTCTTAAAGCAACTGCTCCATATCTTGTAATGCCAAGTATTCCATCTTTTTCATATATGTTTTTAATGGTTTCAGGATTTGCTTGTAAAAAATATAACATTAATTCTTGGACTGCTTCATTTACTTTATTTTCATCTGTTGTCAAACCATAAGCCATTGTTCTAAATTTATCTGTTAGCTTAGATATTTCAACATATATCTTAGTCATTTTTAGGCTCTAATTCATATAGCTTTTCAGCGACTTCGTGTATCATTTGTTCAAGCAAAACTTTATAAGCTCTTATTACTGCTGCGTTTCTTTTTGTTTCTATTCCAGCAAAAAATCCATTTGTTGCAACTGATAAATTAATAGGTATTACCATAAGCCAATCATAAAAGTTGCCATTCTCTTTGTTTCCTGTTCCATAATTATTTGAATAATCTATAATAATATCTACTACTTCTAAATAATTATTGTATCTATTTTTTGATGATACATCTTCTGCAAAGCTTTTGCACATAAGTAAATATGCTTCAATTATACTTTTATGCTGTTCGTTTGCATATATTGGTTCTGACATTTTTCAAAGTTATAAAAAAAATTATTCTATTCCTTTTTCTTTTTTTAAGTTTTTAACAGCTTCTTTGTAATAACTTATTTTTTCTTCGTAATCAACTCTTGAAAACTTTTGAATTTGTCTTGCTTTATATTGTAATTCTTCAGCAGTTCCTTCGCCATACTTTGCGTCAATAGCTAAAGCGAAGCGATACTGCTCTCCCCCACGAAACATATTACAAGCGACACATTGTGTTGAACAATTTTGTTCGTCATAACGAGTTGCCATAAAACGTCGAGATTGAAAATGACCATTTTGCATACCTGATTTGTAATAAGAAACCTTTGAGCAAGTTGTGCATTGCACCATTCCTTCATCAGTTGCATCTCTCAACCTTATAAAAAGACTAAAAAATTTATCTAGTTCTTTTTTTAGCTTACTTATTGTTTTCATATATATTACCACCATATTTAGGAGTGCTATCTGCATCTATCATTCCCTTAGATTTCTCAACACAATTTAAAACAATATCTCCTTTTGAGATGTTTTTTATTAAGCGTTCCCATTTATGATAGTTTCGAAAAGCAGTATAGATACAAGTTCTATAAGACTTTTTGCCATCATTGAAAAACAAATAATACATATCGCCACCAAATTTTGATGACATTTTCTTTTGATTTTTGTAAATTAATTTCATCTTAGTTCTCTTATTAGCCACATTACAATAGCTGTTATTATTACCCATCCAATCATTTTAGTAGTTTTATTTTTTCTTGATAAAAAGGAACGTCTTTCATTCCTAGTGTTTTAACTTGATGATAGGCATCATCTATTACTTTTTTATGTGCATAAGTCCATTTGTAAAAAGTTCTTATATTTAAAAAAGGTTCATCTTTGCTAAACCTAACTCCTTGATGAAAAGCGTCTTGCACCTGATTAAAGGTTAAATTCATAAAGCGTTTTTCATTAATTAAATCTTGTGCAAATATCTTGCTTAAATTAGCTAGTGTTTCTCTATCTGTTTTGTGTCCAATTTCTACTCCTGTTTTAGCAACAAGATCAAGCACCTTTTCAGTTAGCTCTTTTAGGTTTTCGTTTTTAAGTATTTTCATAATAATTTTTTTGCTTCTTGCCATTCATTAATTTGTGAATGTAACTTACCCATTGTAGGCTTTTTTGTTTCTCTTTTTTCCCAAGTAACAATGGCTTGTTTCCAATTTTTCATTTTATTGCTACCTACCATCCAGCCTTTTGATTCATAAAAAGCAATAAAAGCTTCTGCATCTATATTATTCTTGCGTAAGATACAATAATTTTTAACTTCATCTAAAGTTGGTTTTTTAAAACGCCCCTTACTATTACTATACGTAGTATTATTGTTATTAATAGTATTGTTATTCTTTAGCATTTTTGTTAATACCTCTTTATCATTTTTGCTAATACCCTCATAACAAATTTGTATATACCTATTAGCAATTTCCTTACTACCCTCTTTGTATGTAAAGCTGATCTTAATAAATCCATTTCGCTTTAACTCACTTATCCACCTTGAAATAGTTACTTTGTTTTTATTATACAATTTACTAAAGTATTGATTAGAAGCAAAGCATACGCCATTCATTTGTAGTAAAGCAGTTATTTCAGCATATAGCAACTTAGCGTTAGGCGTAATATCTGCATATCTTACGTGAGCAGGAATATAAGAGTAGTAGTTAGGTTTCTCCATTATATAATTTTGACAGTGTAGTGATAATTCTCTAAAGCAAAACTAATATTTTTTAATTGATTTAAATAATCAAAGTAAGAAGTTTCTACAAAACAAATAGCTTCGGCACTTTTTACTTCTAGCAATACTTCACATTTTTTTAATTCAACTACTTTTATTTTGTTTTTTATTAAGTGATTTTTCAAATGACTTTTACTTACAAATATGTTTTTTTCTCCTTCTAAATTTTTATATTCGTAATAAATCTTAATAAAAGTATCTCTATAAATATCACAATTTTCAAACTTTTTTTTGTGAGCATTTTCATAGTGATATGTAGAAGTCCTGTCTTTCATAAGAACTTTAGCTATAACATTCCTATCTATGTTTTCTTCTGTTAATGCTATATAACAAGCTGAAGCTCTAGCTGATTGTATGTTTCTTTTTCTATTTTTAAAAGATAAAGAACCTTCTTGCAATCCTGAAACTCTTGTTGCAATACTGCAAATAGCTTTAAAATTTAATTCTTCAGTCATCTTAAAAAGGAACGTCATCTGAAGTTATAAAATCAACTGGACTTTTAGTATTGTTTTTATTTGTAAAATGATAACCGTCTATATTGTGGTAATACTTTCCGTTGTATTCTCTTGAATAAACATTACACAAAATAGCAACTTCCATGCCTACTTCTAACTTGTTTAAATGCTTTATCTTTTCTTCGCCAAAAGCACTTACTGCAATTAAATTGTTAAATTCATTACCATTATCTATAATGACTGTTTGTTTTTCCCAAGGTTTTCCAGCTTTACTTGTTCCTGATTCTGCTTGTAGTTTTTTTACTAATTTTCCTGTTACTTCCATTTTTATTTGTTTTTTATGATTTTTAAAATTGATTGTATTTTTTTTCTTGATTCAATAAGTTCCATTTTCAAATTAAAATTATTTTCTCTTACTCTTTCATTTTCTTTACGCAAATATTGAATTTGATCGTTTTCTTCTAAAGGTGTGTTAATACTGTTTTTAGGCATATAATTTTTCATATTTAATTATTTAGTTAACAAAAAAGAAAGTGAAAAGGAGTTGATATGCCACAAAGTATAACTGCAAATTATTAAATTGTTTATATCTAACCTTTCCACTATCTATGTTATTTTTTATTAAGTTTCCAATTAATATATTTCGTTAATGTTTCTCCACTAAATATTAATTCGTTTTTCTCAGGCATAAAAGGGTATTCTTTTCCGTTTGTATGCTGTTTAGTTTTTAAATACTGCATAGGCAATCTATATAAAAATCTGCCAATACCAAACCCAACACAAGCTCGTTTAAAAGCGTCTGAGGCGTGTCCTTTGTCTTTCTCGACATTACTTTCCGAGCCTGTGTCGTCTTGCCAAACCCACTCTTTTCCGTTAAATATTTCTACTCTACAAAACAAAAGTCCATCAGCAGCATAATAAGATTTTCTCCAATTACCAATTCCTACAACTTCATCTAACAAGTCCATACAATCTCTTGCGTCTATATACGCTACACAAGTTGCTTTTCCATATTTTACAGATTGTATTCTCCACTTATAAGGAAGTTCTTTTTTTAAATCTTCTAGTTTTTTCATATCGTAGTTATTAATGCTTTATTATTATTTTGTTTATCATATATTTTCTTATACTCTTTGAGCTTGTTTTCTACAATCTTATTTTGCTCAATAGCTTCTTGTTCTCCAAATCTGCTTTTAAGATTTTCATACCAATAAGAACCTTTTGGTTCTACCTTGTAGTTAAGACATTCATCAACATTCATTCCTGTTAGCTCTATATAAGTATCTAAGGCTTCATTGATTTGTTCTTTAGTTCCAAAGATTCTAATACTTGGTTCTACTTTCTTTAAGTCTGCAAACCACCCATCTTTAGATAAGCTGGAAATTGTTTTATATACTCCATTGTTATAGAAATGGAAATCTTGTGCTAGTAATTCCATTGTGTATTGTCTTTAAAGTTATAGTATTGAGTTTTGATTTTAACAAATAAGTCTATTACTTGTTCATCTAAAGACTTTTCTAATAAGAATTTTTTGTGTTCTAACTCTATACTTCTTATTAATATCAATAAACTATCTGATATTTTGTTAAGCCATACTGGGTTTTCATTTACTACATCTAATATAGATATAATAGCTTCTTGCTTGTTAGTAGCTTCTAGCATTGTGTAATTCGATTTCATTTTAGTTTTATTTAATTTAACTTAGTTTTACGTGGACAAAGATAAACAAATAAAACAATACTCACAACTTTTCACACAAAGTTATTAACAATTTAGATGTTAAGAAGAAGAATAATAAGAATTATAAGAAAGTAAAGAGTGTATAACTGCTAAGTAGTTTCTTTTTCCACTATAAAGGCATTAAAAGGTTAAGAGGTGTTTTTCCGTTGTTTAGTATTACAGCACAACCAACAGCAGGTCGTTTTCCATATTTAGCATAAGCCATTGCATAAGACTTGTGATTAATTCCACAACCAACTTGTGTTCCAAATACTCTAAAGTTTTTGCCTACATAATGTTCTGTGTAGCATTGTGTATGCAAATGACCTTGAACTGTATTCATCATATCTGCTCTACACTTAGTTCTTGCTGTGCCACCTTCTCCGTGTATATACTGAACACCATCTTGTTCAAATCGTTCTACAAAATCCCAATTTGGAGTTCCTAAAACTTCTTTATATGACTTAATCCATTTAGAAGGTATTGCTGAAGTTTGAGCTTTTCGCATAATGATTCTGTCGTGGTTACCGATTATAACCTTTGTTCCAACTTCATCAAAAGCATCATACCATTTAGATATTTTATTAGTAGCTAATTCAAGCTCTTCTAAGCCACCCATTCCATCTGCTGATGTTTCGTGGTAGGAACTATAATGATTGTCTATTATATCGCCTATAAATACTGTCCGTGTGCAATTATAAGCTTCATATTGCTCTAAACAGAAATCTAAATAGCCATCTAGGCAAAATGGCTCGTGCAAGTCGCCAACAACTAGGACATTCCTAGTGTCAGCTTCTCGCATTTTTTGTATTGCAATTACTTCGTGAGGTTTTAATCTAAGCCTATTATATGAATTAGGCTTTTTATTTTTTAGATTTTCCAAAATCAGCTAAAGATTGTCCGCCTAACATAGCGATTAAACTCCACCAAATTTTTGATACTGAATCTTCATCAACTCCTAAATAGTTTGCAATCATAGGAACTAAGATTGATGAAATTCCTAACCATACCTTTTTAGAAGATAGTAGTTGTGTAATAATGTAATTTTTCATAGTTATTTATTTTTAATTATTAATTTTATATTCTTGCCACCCAAATTTATTAATTCTTTTATAAGTAAATCCATTGCTAAAGTTGAATTATAAACAATGTTATGTTGGCTTCCTTGCCCTACAAGAATACAACCTCTTGAATCTTTAGCAGTATTACCTCTATGAAATAATATAAAATCTCGGTTTGGCACTTCTTCAACTAATAGATGCAAATAATCTCTAGTTGCACTTTCTCTTGGGTATCTTACTCTAACAGGATATTCTCCAGCAGGAATGCTAGATATACTTCTTTGATTATCTCTATAAGGTAATTCTAAAGTATCACAAAACCTTTCTCCGTTTACAAAAAGCTCTCCTATAATGCTTTCTTCTGTAAACATTTCTCTTATTATTAAGAGGTTTATATGACTTTGATTAGAGATAGTAGGCTTTGTAGATTTTACAACCTTTAACTTCTGTAATAAGTTCCTTACGCATTTTAACACTTTTTTCTTTGTCTTTGTTATACTTAGGATTTGTGCTATTTAGTTTACGCTTTTTCATTTGCAACATTTAGTTTTGCAATCACACCAGCCTAAGCAATATATTTGCGCTGTTAGTTTATAGATTAATTTACATAAAAATTTTCTCATTTTTTGAATTTTACGAATTTATAAATAGTAAAACATATTGCAAGAATAAGAGAAACAAAAGTTAGCAGCTCATTGGCTTCAACTAAAGAAACTCCTATTGCACTTCCGTTAGCTATTCCTACTTGTAGTGTGTCTTTTAGATCTGTCATTATTTTTAGATTTAGGCTTACTTTCCAAGTAGGACTTCAGCTTAGTTATGTTTTTTGATTTTGGTTTGTAGTGTTTTTTCATTATATGCTAGAATCTAAGAAATCTCTTAAAGTTAATTTAGTTCCTTGTTGCATAGGTCTTTCAAGATTCATTCCTGCATAATAAGCATTTTTATCAGGATCAACATCTGATCCAGAATTTTGCGAGTATTCAGGAAAGCTAGAAGTGTTATTACAAAGATATTCTACAAGCCTTTCAGTATAATATTGAGCAGTATTAACAATTTCTTCTCTTAAATGTTGAGCTTCTTCAGTTGTTAATGGTGTTCCTGTTTCTGAAGTTTTAGAATAAATATTGCCATTTTCTACACGAAATCTCAAAAATGGTATAGCGTGATATAAAGCATAGTTCACAAGAACAAACGAAATATAATCATCTAATAAAGTTTTATATGCTGCATTAGCAACATTGCCTATTGTTCCTGCTGTTATTAAATCTTTTAACTTTTGATTAAGCTGCGTGCCTAACTTAGTTTCTATATAAAGCTTTTGGCTTTGCAAAATATATGGGAGTAAGAGGTTGCTATCAACATTAAGATTAATTGCTGTGCTTTCCTTTAATTTCTGTTCTGATATAAATAATACGTATGACATAATTATCTTGGTTCTAAAAATCCATTATTTCTCATTCTTTTTGGTGGTCTTGCTACTAAATTATCATTCTTTTCAGCAGTAAACCCTTCTGATCTTGCTTTGGTGTAAGATATTAATTGACTTGAATTTATTTTGCTCTTAGCACCTCTTAAAGAAGTTTTATAAATTCTTCTTAACCAATAATGATGGCAATTACCACCGCCTTTATAAAGCTCTAACTTGCTGTCTTTCAATGACTTACAACATTCTTCGTGTTGGTCAGCTAACCAAATAGAATAAGTATTAGCACCTCGCGGTCCCCAACCTGGATTTACTGCAACATTATTTAATCTTACTATATCTTCTTTACGATAAATTTTATTAGCCGCCATCATCAATCTACAAAATTCTCTTGTTTCTCCTTCTTGTGTTAAAAAATTATCTTTAGTATAAACATATCTTACTTTATAAAAGTCATTATCTGATCTATTAGTTCCATCTTGTGAGCTTCTTGCATTAGGTCTAGCTGTTCCTGTTGAAGCCAATTCTGTTTTTTTGTTAGCTTCTTCATTTAAAACTTTTTCAAAATTAAAATCTTGGTGTTCGCCATCTACAACTTCTTCATCTATTATTTCCCAATCATCAGAAATATCTTCACCAAATTCTGCAATAAATTTTTCAAGCTCAGTTTTTTCTGCTTTCATTTCAGTAGCTTCACTATGTCCTTCACAAGCCATATAAGCCGTTCTGCCGTCGTATTCGTGTTCGTGATACCCTGAACACCCTAAAGTCTTTGCGTGAGCTTCAGCTTCTTCTATTGTGCTAAAAACAGGTTGTCCATCAATCATACCTACTTTAGCCATTTTTACTTCTTGCTCTACTGTTGCTTCATCTTCATTTAAAGGTGGTAAGCCAATATCCTTTCTAATTTCGTCTTGTGTGACAACTTCTCTTAATGTTTTACTATCATATTGGATAGTTATAGGTTTTAACTGAACAAACTCTACTTCTAAATCCATATTGTTTACAGAAAATATAGTTTGTAAAGTATCTAAGATATTTAATTGAAAACCTCTAATAACAGAATTTTGATAAAAGTTTGCAGCGTTTACTAATTCATCAGTATTTGAAGAAAAACCATTAGTGCTATCAATTCCTAATAAAGTTTTACTTGTAATTCTATGAGCAGAACAAATGTTTTGAACGAGAAGCTCTTGTAATGCTAAATATTGTTTGTCAAGATCAGCAGTATTCATAGGAGTTATTTCAGGCGCTCTTGTTCGGTCTTCTGAGAAACAAAGCACAAATTTTCCAGCAGATTGGCTTCCCGTAAATTTATCAGTTATACTTTGCTCTATTTGTCTGCGTTCTTCAGCAGATGGCGTTCCATTATTGAAACTAAACAGATAACTTCCTGAAAATGAATTGCTTATGTTATTTAGGTGAAATTCCGCCACCTTTTGATCCACAAGCGCCCAATTGCAACCAGCTAGATAATCAGGAGTGTGGTATATATCCATATTAGGAGAATAAGAACCTGTATATAATAACTGACTTCCTGAAGTCCTGTCATTTACATTAAAGGCTGCAATAGGATAAGGCTTATGCGTTCTTACATTACTCCAATCAGCACTAATAAAATAAGTATCTACTTTTCCTAATTCGTTAGGTCGCCCTGCTCTTACTCTTTCAACGGGAACGTGAAAAAGCTCAACTATTTCTGTTTTTGCTCTATTCCAAACCACGTGTAAAGCGTAAGCACCTTGAAGCTTAAAATCAAATGCTACTTTTTTAATTACTTGATGTAAGCTTTCTTTAGAGTTAGCGTGTCTTAGAAACTTCTTCAACTTAACGTATGCTTCTAAATTTACCCCTTCATCAGTAGCTATTAAATTTTCTCCAGCTATCATTTCAGCAGTCTGTTTTATAATCGCACTATGTGTAGAAGAATTATAATACAAATCAATAAGAAACTGAGGATATAAGTTTCTCCAATCATCTGTTCCGTATTCTATGTAATCACGACCACGCACCTCTTGTATTATTGGTGCTGTTGCAGTTTCTAAGTTGATTGAGATGATATTGTCTTTCATAATTTTTATTTTATATTCCTGCTAATCTTGAGTTTACATTAGCAATTAAAGTAGCATTAGCATCACTAAAAATTTGTATTTCTTCTATTGTTCCGTCAAAAGGATTTACATCAGTTGCTCTAACACCTATTGCATCTATTAAACAATCTCCTGATAAAGTTTGTGGACTTTCTTGTGCTGCTCCGTTATGATACAAAGTTATAACATTAGAAGAATCACGACTTATTACAATATAATCATCTCCAAAGCTTCCTGATCCTAAGTTTAGGTTTTTAGAAGTTCCGCCTATTTTAATTACTATTCTTGTTGAGGTTGAGTATTTAATAAACTCATTTGAGCTTGTATTATCTCCAATAACAACTACATTTGTTTCACTTGGATTTGCTCTAAAGCCGATTGTAAATTTGCCATCTAAAGTTATTTGGCTAGATGTTTGTAAGTTTTGTGAAGCAGCTGAATCAAAAGTTAAAACACCATTAGAATAAGCAGGTTGCTCACTTGCAGTTGCTTGTAACATATCGTGGCTGTTGCTAGAACTATCATTCCACCTAGAAACATCAGAACCATTTAAAACGATTCCTGCTGCATTTTTATACCAAGCCACTAAGCTTGTTTCATCATCAGGATTCCAACCACCCTGCTGCCTTATAGAAGATAAACTTAAACTTAAACCTAATTTCAACATATCCTATGTAGTTGTTCCTTCGTAAAATCCAATTCCTATACCACTTGTTAAAGTGATAGCAGTAACATTCATGAATAAGGTCGTTCCTGCTGGGAGAGTAGTTTGCAAAGCTGATTCGCCTGAAGCGTTTGCTACTGTTATTGCTGATACTACACTTTCAACAGGGAAATAAACACAATACCAATCTTTACCTGATTGAGCTGCTGTTGTAAATATTTCCGTGCTTCCGTTTTTTCCTAATTGCTCTTTTAAGAGCTGTTGAACATTTTCTATTGCCATAATTTTTTATTTTTTATCCTGTATATATATAATTTGTTT